CCTCCCACGACCCCATGGTGTGTTACCACACCACTGAATGTAGCTCTCCTGCACCTCGGGTCAGCACATATGCTGTCCAATCCTCCTTCCAACAGTCCGGCATAGCCAGTAGTGCGGAATGGGAGTCAATTGGTGAGATGTCTGTCTTCTGATCAAGCATCTGTTCCAATTCGATCTGCAATGCAGGTGACATACCAAACAAGTCCGAGACAAGTTGCCTCGTATTCGGCGGAATGGGCTCGTATAGACGGGCCTCTTGCTTGGGGTCAAGCTCTGTACTCGACAGGCCCTTGACTCTTTGCCAATAATCAGGGCGCCCATCGCAGGTGTCAAACCGCGCCTTCGTGCCTCTTGTGACACGTAGGGCGTAGCGAGCTAGAGCCGCTGCAACCGGACAGCCGGGGAGTTCATACGCTAACGAGAAAGCCTTCGCGCGCAGGAGACCCACCAGTTTGTTCGGCTTAGCATGCCTCATATTGGATTTGGTCCATCCGAACTTTGCAAGGAGTTCGAACGGATCAGACACATTTTCGGGCTTAGATGGCTCAAAGAATAAGGAACAAAACCCAATGCGACCAATATCGGTGCTCTTGGTTATCTTAATTATCATTCCTAACTCTTCGAACATAGACGCCTTCAACACGTCGCGATCCATTCTGAAGAGTCCGTCGTCTCCTTCGACGACGCCCTCTACAGACTCAGGATCAATTCCAACTCTGTAACAATTAAACAGAAACACCATCAAGTTGGTGAAGCCATTTCCTAGACTCGTGCACATATCACCAGACATTCGTGTGGCAGTGACATTGGCTTGTGCAACATGTCCGTATCTGATGAAGTTGACCTCCGGCAACGTGCCGTAGATAAGACGAATGAACTCTAACCTATCAAGGTTCTTCGTCATGTAAGAATAAAGCTGTAACTCACACGCTTTCATCAACTCAGCAGAAATTGTGGCTTCATATTTGCTGTAATCCGTCCCTAGGTATAGGGAGCCTGGTCTTGCCAGTTCCATCAATCGCTTAGGGCGGTCGCAGACGGGCAGGTACTTTATGAAATAACGCGACAATTGAGAAAAAACTGATTTCTCAATGGCGTGGAAAATTGGGCCAGTTTTCGCCTTAAATTGGGCTCCTCTGGAATGGATTCCTCTAGGTACCTTTGGTTCAACGTAATCTTCGTCCTTGATAAATCCGTCTGCCGTCCTATTATTAAAATCGACATAATCATAATTATCAAGGAGGGCTTTTATGTAAGAATCGACCTTATACCGCGGCAACGAACACTCGTCAGCCCAACGAGCAGTCGTCACATCGGTATCTGCCGCCAATGGCTCCAAATTCCTCCGCATGAACATCCTAACAAACTGTCTGAGCTGGCGCATAACTCTTTTATTGATCATTGGTGTTTCAATGGCTACGCGCCCAAGAAAAGCTTGTTTTAGATTAGGGACATAACGGAGGTCAGGGCTCGGCAAGGAGGCACCAACAAAGTGGCAGCCCAGGCTCCTGCGATTCGGTGAGCGTGTTTTGCTAAGTCCGGGCTCTCGCGTTCGGATGGCAGTTCCAATCTTG